ATGACATTGATTCTAAAATAGAAAATAAGATTGATAGAAAAGAATTTTATACAGTTATAGGAACAATAATTGCAATAGTTACTTTAGTTTCTAGTTATTTTATGTAATGAAGTGCAATTGTAAATATTTATGTTGTGGTTGTAGTTTGCATTGTAAAAACAGATAATAAGTTATACTAATTCTATGGATTATATAGATGATATGTCTTTGGCTCTACCTAATCAGCAACAGGTTGGAGAATCAAATATAGATTTTAAAAGATTTCAATATTATTTAGGTTTAGGAGCTTCAAGAACACTTAAAAAAGTTTCTCAAAACTTCAGTTTGTCAGATAGGAGAATCTATCAAATTGCTGCTAAAAATCAATGGACTGATAGAGTAAAAGCTATTAATAAAATGCTAAATGAGCAGATAATTAGTGAAGTTTTTGCTCAAGTTGGAGAAACAGCTAGAGATCTAGCAGATAATCTTAAGCCTTTAATATTTAGAATAATTAATGAAATAAATGAAAGAGATTTAGCATCTATGAATCCAACAGAACTTAAAGGAATCTTAGATATTTGTTATAAGATTATTAGTCAGATTTATGGTTTAGGACAACCTCAAGTAACAGTAAATCATATAGAACAACCACAGATAAGGTTTAAATGGGATTGGGAGCAGGATGATGAGCCAGAATATTAATGATGATTGTTTAAATGCTTTAAAAAATATACCAGATAACTCAATAGATTTTATTTTAACTGATTTACCTTATGGAACAACACAATGTAAATGGGATAACATTATACCTTATGAGCCAATGTGGAGAGAACTTAAAAGAATTAGGAAAGACAATACAGCAATAGCATTATTTGGAACAGAGCCATTTAGTAGTCATTTAAGATTAAGTAATTTAAAAGAGTATAAATATGATTGGATATGGAATAAAAAAATTCCTAGTGGTATGTCTAATGCAAAAATACAACCAATGAGATTAACAGAATTTATTTCTATATTTATTAATGGCAAAAGTTTTTATTATCCACAAATGATTAAAAGAGATAAACCTATTAAAGCAGGTGGAAATAAAGAAAGTATTAGTGGTGGAACAAAAGGAATAACAGGACAGTATAAAAAAACCTATACTCATAAATATCCTATGACAATAATTGAATTTGATAAAATTAGGAGAGGAAGTTTACACCCAACTCAAAAGCCAATAGAACTTCTTGAATACTTAATAAAAACATACACACTTGAAAATGAAACTGTTTTAGATTTTACAATGGGAAGTGGTAGCACAGGTGTAGCTTGTGTTAACACCAACAGAAACTTTATTGGTATTGAATTAGATAAAAAATATTTTGAAATAGCAGAAAAAAGAATAAATGAAGCAAATAATTGAGGCTACTCCACCTGATTTACATTCTGGGCAAATAGAAGTAATACAAGCATTAGATGAGAATAGATTTGTTATTGCAGTATGTGGCAGGAGATGGGGTAAAACTACTTTATCTTTAGTTGCAGCAGTAGATCAAGCTCTTAAAGGTTTAAAAGTATGGGTTATCTTTCCTGTATATCCACAGAGTTTAGAATCTTGGCTTAATCTTAAATCATTAGTTAGACAGTTACCAGAGAACTATGCAGAGGTAAGAGAAGTAGAGAAAAGAATTGTATTATCTAATGGTGGATCTATACAAATAAAATCAGCTAATAAGCCAGAAACTCTTAGAGGTGCAGGTGGTATATCTCTTATTATCTTTGATGAAACTGCTTATATGGACAAAGAAACTTGGGAAACAGTTAGACCAATACTTAGTGATAGTTTAGGCAAAGCATTGTTTATATCTACTCCTAATGGAATGAATTGGTTTTATGAGTTATTTGACAATGCTAAAAGGAGAGCTGATTGGAAAGTTTTTCATTATCCTACAGAGCAATCTCCTAGAATAAATAAAAATGAATTAGCACAAGCCAGAGAGGAGTTAGGCTCATTAGTATATGCTCAAGAGTTTTTAGCAGAATTTACTGAGGTTGGACACATGTTCAAGAGAGAATGGTTTAAGTATTATGACACTATTGCAGGAGATGATCCAGAATATATATTAGGAGATGAAGTTGTTAAGCATAGTGAGTTATCTATCTTTGGCACTATGGACACAGCACTAAGTATTAAGGAGACTGCTGATTATTCAGTAATAATGACAGTTGGCTCAACTCCTAGTGGTAAGCTATTAGTAATGGATGTATTCAGAGCCAGACTAGAAGCTCCAGAGTTACTTCCACAGATAGAAGCAAAGATAAATGAATACAACATGTCTTGGTTGGGAGTGGAGGATTCTAGTTTTGGGCTTGGTATTATTCAGATGGCTAGGAGGCAGGGTTTGCCAATAAGGAACTTAAAGGCAGATAAATCTAAAACTGCTAGAGCTGTACCTGCTGCTGCAGGTGTAGAAAATGGCTCTATATGGTTTTTGAAAAATGCTAATTGGCTTGTAGAATTTGAAAGAGAATTAACTAGCTTTCCATCCTCTGGATCTCATGATGATATGGTGGATGCACTAGCTTATGCAGCTAGGTTTGGAATAGTTAGAAAGACAAATTGGAGTGTTACCTAATTGGGATTAGCAGATAATATTAGAAGCTTTTTTGCACAAGAAGCTCAAACAGAACAAAAAAACTATGGCAATTTTCCTACATCAAATATAGTTTTTCCTTTTAATTCAGATGCAGGTTTTTTTAGTGGTGTAAATCAGATGTCTCCAGAGGGTAACTCTGCAGCTCTTGCCTGTTTAAATGTACTTGGTACAGCTTTTAGTGAGCCACCAATAAAAGTATATTTAAAGACACAAGAGGGTATGGAGTATATAGCAAATCATCCTGCTGAACAATTACTAAACAATCCTAATCCAAATATGACTTCTAGTTTAATGAATAACTATATTGTTACTTCTGTTGCTGTTTATGGAGATGCTTTTTTACTTAAGTTAAGAAATGATGCAGGAGCAGTAGTTCAATTAGTTCCACTTCTTGCAGATATGGTTGAGGTTAAAGGTAATGATGAACAATTAATCACTAAGTATCAATATAAACAAAAAGGCAACACATTAGATATTATGCCTGAGGATATGATACACCTTAGAGAGAGAATAGATCCTAGAAATCACAGGAGAGGACTTGCTCCTCTTAGATCAGTAATGGTTGAAATATTAGGAGATGCAGCAGCTTCACAGATGGGTGCAGCTTTAGTTAAGAATACAGGTGTTCCTAGTGTTGTTATATCTCCTAAGAATGACTTATCTATGACAAGTGATGAAGCTGAAAATATAGCTGAGGTTTTTGGTAGGAGATTTGGAGGAGAGAACAGAGGCAGACCATTAGTTATATCTGGTGGAGAAGTAGATATAAAAACTCTTTCTTTTTCTCCTAAAGATTTAGAAATAGGCAAACTTAGATACATCAATGAGGAGAGGATATCTGCTGTTCTTGGTGTTCCTGCAATATTAGCAGGACTTGGCTCTGGACTAGAGAGAGCAACTTACTCTAATGCAAAAGAGCTTAGAGAGTTCTTTACAGAGCAAAAACTTATTCCAATGTGGAATCACTTTGCTAATGAATTTACTAAACAATTACTTCTACAAGATTTTGAGGACAATATAGATTACTGCTTTAAATATGATATTTCTGATGTAAGAGCTTTATCACAGGATGAGGATGCAACTATGCAAAGAATAACACAGGGATTTAATGCAGGATTTGTAACTGTTAATGAAGCTAGACAAGCAACACAATTACCTCCACTAGATAATGGAGATTACTTTGTTAGAGATATGACTATTGCAGAAGTACCTGTAGATGGATCAGAAGTAACAATGTATCATGGCACAGAGTTTGCAGAAACTCCTATAGAGCCAGAAGTAAAAGAAGCTGAAGTAGAGGAAAAAGCAGAAGTTATTGAGGAAAAGGTTGATTCTGTTCCTAGTTACATACAAAAGAATGCACAAAGAGGTTTAGATCTCTTAGAGTTTGCAGGAGATGGATTAACAGACAAAACTAAAAGAGAAGCTAGAGATATGGCTAATGGAAAGATTAGTGATAACAAAGTTGTAAGAATGGCAGCTTGGTTTGCTAGGCATGAGGGAGATTTAGATTCAGATAGAGCTGATGCTTATTTATCAGGAGATAGTGATAGACCAACAGCAGGGCAAGTAGCTTGGTTGTTATGGGGTGGAGATATATCTAAATCAAACAAGATGAGAGCTGCTAATTGGGCAACAAAAGAAGCAGAGAAAGTAAAAGAAAATAAATCACAAGACTTTCCTTTATATGGATGGCAAGAGCCAACAGTTAAATTTTTAGGATTACCTACAGTAAAACACTACAGAACAGAGATTGAAAAGAAAGAACTCTGGGAGGCAATCAATGGATTAGAGGATGTCTGGATTGATTACTTCTCTAATGTTTATGCAAAAGAGTTAAACAGACAAAAAAGAGGTTTAACAAAAGTAGCTAAAGGAAGTCATGACTTAGCTGCACTAGAAACTAATGTAGATATATTTTTAAGTGGCTCAAAGTTTGATAAAGAACTTTTACCATTCTTTTATTCTCTTGGGGATGATATGTCAGTTAGAACTTGGGATAATCTCTTTCCTGCTCAAGATAACTTCAAAGCAGCAGATCCTGTTGATTTAGATGTAACAATACCAGAGGAACAAGCAGTAAGAACTGTGTTTGGTGCATTAGCAGCAGATCAAGTTATAGATGCAACTTCAGTTAAAAAAATTATAGAGGGTGGCTTTTATAGAGGACAAAGAGAAGTACCACCTGCTGTTAAGTCTTTATTTCAAGATGGACAAGCAGCAAGTTTTGTACAAGAAAATGCTAAAAAGGTTATGAATGACTTAAATGCAACTACAAAGAAAAGAGTTGCAACTCAGATAGAGAAAACAATTAAAGAGTTTGAAGCATTAGGAATAGTTAATCCTGTTGCAGGTACTCCAGAGGGAGATAAATTCTTTAATGAATTAGCTAAGAGAATTAATACTGTTCTTGGAGGACAGAGCTTAGGTAGAGCTAAGAATATAGCTAGAACTGAAGTAGGTAAAGTTAGTTCTTGGTCTCAACAAAGAGCTGCAAAAGCTACAGGAAAGACATTAGAGAAAGAATGGGTATCTAGGAGAGATGGCATAGTTAGAG